CCATCTGTTGATGTTTGGTAATCAGCACGCTTACTATGCTCTCTATCAAACTTAATGTAGTCAGTATTGCTATTAACTGTTGTAATACGATATCTTTCGGTAGGAACCTGTAAAGATGATCCAGTATAGACTGCTCTTGGTTCAATAGCGATATCATCGATATTTCCAAGGAATGAATTGGTAATTGCTTGTCCTGATGTTGCACAACCGATTGTAAGGTCATCCATTGCAATATCAGCAGTGCTAGTCGCAGTATTTGTTCTTACACCATCAAAATAGACAGAATAGTCATATGAACCCAAACTAGGTTCTTCTTTAACAAATACAATGTGATGCCAGTTACCAGCGTCCATTGTATTGAAATATGTTGATCCAACTGAATCAACAGTCACTGCACTTGCACCTTGGGGTGCAATCACCATTCTGATCTTACCAAAGTTAGCATCTGATGCTGCACCAATAATATTGAGTTTTACAGTCGAACCAGCGTCATCTATCGCTGTAATCATCTCCATTATTGGATTATTGGAGTCATGAGACGTATCCATCTTAACCCACATCGCAACAGTCCAATCATCATTGTTATCAAGGTTTGCCCATGATAATGAACCGTATTGTTGGAATTTAAGCGATCCTGTACCAAATTTCTGAACAGTACTATCATAAACAAGTTGTGCACTGTTTACAATCGTAGGAATTGCCTTTTTCTGTTTTGTAGAGTCAAAGTAAAGATCGTTAGTGTCATTAAAACGATATACAGCACTTTGGACTGATTTTTGAATATTTGCTGGAATTATAACATCACCAGAGTTATCAACGGTATGATTATGTGCTGTAAACCCTAAACCGTAATCTGTTGATGAAGTTCCACTATTCCAAGCACCAGAAATGACATTTGACTTTTTAAGAGTCGTTCCATCATATTTGATGTAATTAATGACTGCTTGTTGGTTATTATCTTCATATAAGACATGTGTAACAAGATTAATGTTACCAAACTCATCAAGAGAGATACCAGCATGTGTAATTGACTCAAAAGCAATACTAGGTGCAATAATCTTCGAGAATATCCATGTTGGGTTAGCAGCAGTAGTTTCAACCTGTGACATTGCAATTTTGAACAATGCAACACCATAATGCTTAGTTCCGTTCCACATATCACATGTGAAGAACAAATCATTGTAAGAATCAATAACAAACTGTGGTCTCCTTACCTGACCACCAGATACTGCTAATTTCTTAACATATCTCATTTCAATGTTAGATCCATCATAGATCATTTCACCAAACATGAGATCGTTGTTATCTAAGTCAATACCAGTAAATATAATCTTATCATCACCAATATAATGAATCTGATGTAATTGTTCACCTTGATTAGGTGAAGCAAACTTACGTTTCTCAATAACATCACCTAAACTATTAAGTTGCATGATCCAGATGTCATCTGGGTCAACTGAGTTAGTATCTGTCCAACCACAGATGTATAGACGTTGTTCATCGTCCATATAGAGGTCACCAGCATAGTCAGACCTTGTTGAACCCGATACACCAGCAATTTCCTTCTGCCACTCAACAATACCCTCTGGGTTGTTAGCATTATCAAGACCAGATTGATATTTGACAACTAATATGTCAGGATTGTATGCAGCAGTTGATTGTGACTCTGTTTCACCAAGAACATAGATGATATGGTCATCAGCAGTTGTTTGATCTAAGTATATACGTTTAAATCTTGCTTTCTTGATACTTGCACTTGGTAAAAGTGTTCTATCCCAAATTACACCACCAAGATCAGAGAACTTAGCTAAGAATGCAGAACTATTGCCATTTGTCTCTGTAAGTTCACCACACACATACCATGTACGATCATCTGCTGGTTGAATGTCAAATATTTCAAATGATGCAGAAGATTCAGCATACTGGTTAACCCAATAGTAAGTTTTCTTGTATTGTTGTGGATGTGATACTCTTATCTGAGGTACAGCATCTACTGAGTATCCATAACCAGAATTAATGATATTAACAGTATCAATCTTACCAGTAGTAGTGTCAAGAACGACATCTAGTTCTACGTCTTGTCCTTGACTTGCAATAATCTCATAAGTTGCAGGAATCTGCTCATTATAACCAACACCTATCTGATCAACAGAGATTGTCTCAATACCAGTAACAACTGACATGTAGAATCTCTTATTTGTGTTTTCTGTAATAACTCGTGAACTTACGATGATTTCATCTTGTGCAATAAGTTCATGGTTAGCAGAAGTAACAATTTTACCGTATGGTATGTCATTTATAATTTCTTTCTGATAAGATGCAATACTTTGACCTACCACTGACTCAATTTGTGCAGATGCACCAAATCCACCTGTTCCTGTGTTGTCAAAGAACAATGTATCATTAACCTGATATGATACACCTGGGTTTTCAATAACAAACCCATCAATTTGTGCAGATTCAAATTTTGTAGTTGTTTCTACTTCAATATCAACTCTTGACTCAGCAGATACTAATGGGAAGTAATCATATATCTGTAATGCTGCTTCTTCTGTAATTGCTTGTTGATTTGCAATCTCAACAGGTGTAATTAGACCATCACCATCGATATCCTCTATTTCAAAGATAAGCACATCACCTTCTTTCTCAGTAACGAACTGATCTGACTCTTGGTTAGGTTGACGTTCAATATCAATGTCAACATTAGCATATGGATCTCTGAAACGAGAAACATCAAGAGGTATATTCTCTTGAACTGCATTTAGTGATAAGTTCCATGTATCAACAACAGAGTTAAACTGTGGACCAATAATATAAGGGAATACTGGTAAACCTGTATCTGATTCGTCAATAGTTATGAAGTATGCATAAGTTCCAGCAGGAAAATCAGGTGTCTTACAGAATCTACCGTTGTAAGGATCTAAGTCACCTCTTTGGAATGTATATTCATAGTCATTAACAAATATACCAGCAGGATACTCTGATAATGCAGGACCGTCTGTTCTTGATGGTGTTGGGTTAGTATCTACATCATATACAACTTCATCTTTAAGTTTATAAGATGAACGCATTCTTCTTAGTCCACTGTTCTGATCAGTTGGGTCAATATATCCATATGGACCGTAGATTGGGTTACCATCAAATGCCCAACCAATAATAGGAGAGTGTGCTTCATTAACACCTATCTCTCTGAATGATTGTGTAACTGGATCTAATACAACGTTATCACCAACAACATATCTTAGTTCTTTTGGATCTGATATATGTGCATACTCACCACCATACTGGTTATTGAATCCAGTAAATACATATCCTCTTGCTACGTCATACTTTGTATCTAATTCATATTCAAGGTTTTTATTCCACTGGAATACGTTTGCTTGGAATGTTGCTAGTTGACCAACTGCTTCTAAACGTACAGTTGTCATTCCTTGTGTATATCCAACACCTCTGTTTGTAATTGTTACAGATATAACTTTACCTTTATCTTCTCCTAATGTTCCAATAACAGCAACTGCCTGAGCACCAAATCCATCACCATTAATAAAGATAGTAGGTGCAGTTGTATATCCAGAACCAGAGTTAATAATAGCGATTGATACAATACGACCATTAATAACAATAGGTTGTGCCAGAGCACCCTCACCAGAGTTTAGTCTAATTGAAGGAGTTGATGTATAACCAGCACCAGGAGATGTTAGTGTTACACCAGATATAGGACCACGAACTTGTGCAGATGCAAGAGCACCTACTCCTCCACCACCAGTAATTGATATAGTAGGTTGAGAAGTGTATCCTGTTCCAGCGTTCTCTACAAGTATTCTAGTTACTCTACCGTTAGTAACAACCGCTTGTGCAGTTGCACCAGATCCACCACCACCAACAATAGATATTAATGGTTGTTCTGTATAACCAGATCCTTCATTAGTTACAGCAATAGAGAATAGAGAACCATTAACAGTTACAGTAGCAGCAGCACCTGTACCGCCACCACCAGTTATTTCTAATGCTGGTTTTGATCCAGCGTCATAGTCCTCTCCATTTGTAAGAATACTAATACTGGTTAGAGGTCCGAATGTTACAACATCAGCAGACTTATAAGACCATGCAGCAACACCATTTACCCATGATCCGATAGGAGTGTTAGGTGCAACTACTGTTCTTGTAGATACTGTCTCAACTGTTCTAGGGAATCTTAGTAACTTACGTTGGTTTCCTGGAATAAGTGCAGATCCTGTAAATGGTCCAACCTTATAGTTGGGTAATCCAGATGCAGCAATATAAACATAAGCACTATTGAAGAATGAGTTCTGTATGTTAGATGTAAAGAGTGATATAACTTCATTAATAGAATTTACAGTTGACTTACCTCTGTTAAGGTCAACTGATAATAGAATATTACCTTGTGGAATAATATCAGTAGGAACAGGTAGGTTATATGTAAAGGTAAACTCATCAAGACGTGATGTTACCTCAAACGTACCATTATATACAGCAGGGTTAGCACCATAAATGGTAACCTTGTCTTCTACAAGTAAACCATGTGGGTTAGCACAAACAACGTTAGCAATTTGACTTATTGAGTTGTTGTTTTGTGTAGGAGTAATCTGTGTAACAGATATTAATTTCTTAACGTTATATAACCATGAGTTTAACCGCTTATCATTAGCAGTAGAACCTAATGCAGCAACATTTAACTTATCACCAGGTAGATAATATGATCCACTATCTTCTAAGACTGTTGTACCCGCTTCTGCGATACCTAGAACACGAAGTTTAACTTCTGTTGGTGTGTCACGGTTGACATATACAAATATGTCAGAGAATATAGTAGTTCCTGGGTCCCAGTCTTCTACTACACCGTTTTTAGAACGTGTACACTCAATAAACTGGTTTAGTGATTTTTCTTTATACTGTACAACCTCAGAATCACCAATAATGATAGTTCCGTTCTTCTCGGGCCACCCAATAGTTGAGTCAACTGTTATTATGTTCTCTGTTGTTGTTAATGGTTCTGCAAGAACTGTTTTATAGGGAATCTTGAATACCCCTGACAATGTTTCTTCTGATATTGCTAATTCGTAAATTACATCAGTACCTTCTATGATTGAAATGACGTTTTCAATCAATACATTAGCATCTCCGATATTTGGATCAACATCATCAGAAAATTGATTAAGTTGTGAGTTAGGTAAGTTAGCAGGATCACCAGATATCAACTCTGCTCTTAAAATAGTGTCAACTATCCATGAAGCAGCAGATGGTGTAACTAACTCTTCTCTTGGATAGTAAACATCAACCTGTTCACCGAATAATATCTTGAATAGGTACTGTGCAGCAGTTTTCGTACCCTTAGAGATATAGAAGTCCTTAATAGTCTTAATAACCTGTATCGGATTGACTTGTGAGTAGTCAATGTTGATAGTAGGCATATATTGACGTCTGAACTTGTCAAATACTTGTCTAATGATCTGAGAGTCAAGGTTATGTACAACAGCACCACTTGAATGGTTACTTTGTGCTAGTTGTGCTTCTTTTGCATAGATCTGATTACCATAGTTGTCAAATTGTACTATATCAGATACACCACGAGCACAATTAAGGAATGCAGAGGGTTCGTAGTAAGAACCAGCACTTAAAATCTTACAACCAGTGATTTCACCAAATCCAACGTCACAGGACGATGCAGCAGATAAAGGTTCGGCTATGTACACTTTGGGTGGCGAACTTTCAGAGTAACCTGTTCCAAAACTGATGATATTGATATCAGTAATCTCTCCGTTGAATATAGTCGCTGCTGCTAATGCTCCTGTACCACCGATTGCTTCTCCTAGTGGTCCTTTACGATCATCTACAATATAAACAGAAGGTGCATCTGTATATCCAGCACCACCAGTTAATAGGTTGATATTAGTAACACTACCGTTAGCAACAGTTACATCTAAAACCTGTGCACCAACTGGTTGTATAATTCTTGCTCTGGGTGCAGTTAAATATCCTCTACCTCTATTATTAATAGTAACTTGAACAACCTGTCCATCAGGTGATACTGTACATGATGCTTCTGCATCAATACCATCAACAGGAGCAGGATCAATGTAAATTGTTGGAGGGTTACTATATCCTATACCTTGTGAAGTAACTGTAATAGAATCAACGTTTAATCTACCCTCACCATCAATAGTAGGATCACTAATTGATGCACCACCTGGGTTTTGGAAAGTAATTGCTGGAATAAAGTCATATCCAGAACCAGAGTCTGTAATAGTAACGCTATCTACCTGACCAGTTAGATCATCAACTGTAATGGCAGCAGTTGCCCTTGAACCGTTGACTAGATCACTAGGGGGTGTGATATTAATAAGTGGAGGGTTATATGATGTATATCCTTGTCCACCACTTATGAGTTGGATGTTTTTGATTCCCGAGACAAGTGATCTTGCAGCTGAGTTGCCACCGACACCAGTCGAACTGTATATAGAAACTTTTGGAGCAAAGTTAAGTTCATATCCTGATCCTCCGTTTTTGATTATGATTGCTTCAATCTCACCATTGACTCCTATCCTTGTAACCGCCTCAGCACCCGATCCAACGGACGGAGAGACGTATTCGATAGACCTTATATGGTAAACATCCTGTGAGGTGATATTTACAAAGAATTTGATCCTTGTGTTGTTGTCAGTTAGTACATAATCGATATATGGTCTTTGTAAAGTACCATTACGATTAATGATTAGACCAATCTCTGAAATAGGTGAATATGGTTGACTATTGTAAGTAATAGGCATTGACTCCTGACCAGAGAGAGTCGCAACATCAGGATATTCTAATTTTTTAATTACTGAGTCAGCAAAACCAATATAATAAAGAATTTGTGTAAACTCTACTTGGTCAGTACCAGTTTTTGCTCTTGGAGGTGTTGTAAAGACAATTTGAGAACCACTGATTGTATAATCAACAACTGGTTGCATCATTGTCCCATAAACAGTGACAACAAGGTGTTCTGCTGAGACAGGTGAGACTGGGGTGCCTAAGAATTTAAGATCGAAGGTAGTTTTGACTCCATCGAACAATGTTATAGGACTTTCTAGGTTTTGACGCTTTTTATTAAATTCTTCTAGTGAGATTCCTGGTGTTAGGATAGCATCAGGACCACGAACTGTTTCTTGGTAGTATATTACTTCATTATCAATCATTACCGAACCATCTTTCGGTAAGAATCCATCTATCTGTTCTACTTCAATCTTTTCTATACTTGTATCAACATCTTTAATTAAAATTGTATTAGATGTTAAGATCTTAGGATCATAAGCATCAATATCAAGATATTCAAGTAAATTATTTAATACATTATACGCACGACCAGTCTTCTCTTGTGATTTGTAGTATTCAAAGAGAAAGTTAACGAGTTGTTGATCTTCATCCCTTATAAACTCAGGGAGTTGATTACTAACTCTGTCCGAAATGTTTATTTTGTCAGCAAACATCTAATTTAGAAACAGGAGTCGATTTCTGGATAGGTAAACGCATCTATCGGGTAATTAATTGTATTTATGGTGCCTCCACCATAGTTCCAACCACCAAAGTTGTAAGGATCAAATCCACTTACGTTTGCTGGATTAGTAATGTAATCAACAGGATAAACTTTCGGATCAAATAACGTAGGATCGACACCTGGTGGGATTGATAATCCATCACCGTCAGGTAATACTACAATAGGAACACGAGTTGTACTGTCAGGGGTATCTGCAATATTTAGCGGTCCAGCACAGACTTTTCCAGTGGCATAGTCAACTGTACCAACTGATGAAGAAAGGATGACCTCTTTTTCATTTCTATTAGTAACCATCAATAGGTTACCTTTTCCATCATCACGAAGATTTACTGGCACTAAGGTTTGTGATTCTACTAGGGTACCATTAAATACTGCTGCTTCAAGACCACTTGACTGTTCAGACGTAGTAAGGGATCCTGCTGCTTCACCAGCAGCAATTAAGTCTGCTACTTCCTCTGTATAACCAGTTGCATAGAATGAACCAGACTTAACAGATGAGAACTTAGGATCACAATCAGCACCTTCACCACCACCTAATGAACTGGGGTCTGTTAGGACATTACCAAAGTCAAGACACTGAGTAAATACGTTACCAAATGTAAACTGGTCTAAATTCTGACCAATAGTCATCTGTGTCGTTGTACCAGCGATAGCATTATCAGCAGAGTCAATCATACTATTGAATTTTGACATTTCAAGACGACCACCAAATCTGTCATCTCTATTCTGTGAGTTAAACTTGTCAACTGACTTCAAAATAGCAGATGCTAATTCGTTAGAAGACCTTGTTGTACTGTTACCATCAAATGATGGATAGATCTTAGGTGACAAGTAGAAAATGCGTGGATCAACAACTACTGGTTGAATCGACGCCATGGAGTATGCAAGTAGTTGATTCTGAATACGTTTCTTTGTTGTAGTGTTTAAGTTCACACCAGACTTTGATCTGACTGCGATAAACACTTTACCGTACTCAGGGGGTGAGAGTTTCTCACCACCATAGGCAGTTACTGCTGCTGCCTGGGGATAGATGTCTTGAACAATGTGAGCGTAGTCATTCTCCGTAACTGCTCTGTTCTGCGTCGAGAATGCCCTAGGAGCGCGAAACTTAACTGACAGGGCAGATTCTCTCTCCTCGCCACTTTGACTGCTGTCAATCGTTGCTAGGGACATCTGAGAGGGTAATACAGCACGTCCTATGATATCCACTGCTTGACCTATGAAACTAAACTTATTAGCACCGTTTGCTTTTGGTCCATCAGTAGTAATGTACTCTAACACAATAAACTCATTATCAATCAACTTACGTCCTAGAACTCCATCACCAAATATTACCTTGTATCTAAGATCTTCTGTCTCTTCTAAAAAGTAAACACGAGAAGTTGCAGTCAATGCTGTTACATTTGATGTAAGAGAGTATTCATCAATCTCAGCAGACTGTTCATTTGGTTTTACAGATACTGTAAGTAACTCAGTATCAACTCCCTCAGCAGGAATTACATAGTTTGCCTTAGCAGTGTCATCAACTGTATAATTGAAAGTAACAAAGTTACCTTGATAGATTACGAGTTGAGCGAATGTTGCTAATCCAGTAGTTTGGTCAACTGTTGCTTGTGTGTCTCTTGTAAGAGCATATGTAAATGTCTCACCATTAATCTCAGATATAAACACATCACCCTTCTTGATAGTGATACTATCAGGGTAACTCTGAGCACCAGGTAATACTGCTGCCTGTGCAGTAATACGAACACATGCTTTTGCTGCCTTTATTGATCTAGGTGTATAGTTTATCTGCTTTGCAATTCTTACAACGTTATCTCTTACTGTCGCTGATTCTAGAAACGCTTCATTCATCGACATGTTAGCGGTGAATGCGCTGTAATAAGTATTGTACGCTAATGTGTCTATTAGGTACGCTGCACTAGATCCTTCAAAGTCATAATCAGTAAACTCAGGTCTTGTTCTGAGATATGACTTAATTGACTCCTTAATCTCGAAGAAATCTAATGACGTTAGATTCGATGGGGTGGCAGGCATGTTATGTTCTCTCTAAAAGGAATTCAACCACTTGTGTTTGTGGTTGTCCAACGATGGCATATTCAATACCAACGTCTATACTATGTTCATCCTCAGAAAGTCTCACGTCAACGTCGATTAACTCGACTCTTGGTTCTAATCGTTCTATTGTGTTTGATATTTCATCTTTTAAGTCTTCTGACATGAAAACATCAAACGGTTCAAATAATAGACCTCTCACTCTTGACCCAATGGTCGGTTGGAAAGGTCTTTCACCAAAACTTGTCAATACAAGGTTCCGAATCGATTGCTTGATAGCATTTTCGTTTGTTACTGCTGAGAAATCATTAGTATTAGGATTTGCTTCAAAAGAAATCGCTAAATCTTTGAATCCACGAGATAAGAACTTTTCTGATCGGAATCTGTATGTCGACATTACGATTATTTAGTCGTTACAGTTTTATTTATAGCAGTTTTAGCGACCTTGCCCTCTATACTTCTTTTTCGCCTTATTTCTCGACGTAGCACTGACTTTTGTGTTCTGTGACGCACCCTGTCTTGTCTTTTTTGGGATTGTGTCCGAAACTACCTGAGATCCGAAATTTCCTGTCTTTGTTCTGACTGGCATAACTTAAAAATAGAATATTCTATGATGATAGCACATTTGGTGACCCATATGCAACCACGCTGTTACATGGATAACTATATGCCAACGTACCTACCCCCAGAGGGTCTAGAACACGTCCGATTGGTAACTTAGTAACATATACAGTCAAAGAGGTCGCAAATAAGATTCTTATATGACCTACACCACCCATATCTTCTGCTGTAAGTATGCTACAAGGGATTGGAGTCGGAACTGGGCATAAAGATTTACCACATGGGCACATATAGATGATAATATTGGTACATGGTGAAATATGTGGTATGAATCTATCACCAAATGTCATTGTAGGCAACCCATTGGTCAATACCATCGCTTTCAATGGACTAAGTGGTCCAAAAGGCACNAATGGAGTGGGTGGCCACCAACATGTCCACTCTTTTATCCTAATACTATAAGGAATAGGTGGTGAACCACAAGATTGCACAGAGTGAACCGTACTTGGGATACAAATACCGTGTCCCGAGCAAGGTAAACCTGTAATAGGTGCTACTGGTAGTAAAATTCCTGCTGCCATTATTGTGTCATGTCCGTTGCGGGGTTAGTTGAGAAATCAGAAACTGGATTGTTCGCTATTTCTGCTTCATAGTCAAAATCAGGGTCATAATTTTCTCTCCATGAGTCATCCTCAAATTCTAGGTCGTTAATATCGCGTGCTTGTGATTTTAACAGTTCAGCATCACCTGGATCATGCGACGCTTTGTGAACTCGACGTCTTCTTAGTGGAGGTTGTGGATTTATCTGTGCAGGAGACTGACCAAATGCTTCTCCTTCACATTCTGCGAAAAATGGGTTGCCCATATTCTGCACTGCTTGCCCAAATGCGATGTTAGAGCCCGTGTTCCAGTTTTTCACGTTCATGGTTCCTGTATATGGTCCCATACGCATACCAAGTTGCGTAAACATACGCGGATCAACAGCAACAGAGATGTCATTGACGTATTCAAGACCGCAAGCGTTGTTATTATTGAATCCAGAGGTTCCATAAGAGGCACTTAGGGTTCCTGTGCATGGACTAGACCCGCAAGTGTACCCATTGTACAGTCCGCTGCTTGTCCAGTACCCTCCTCCTGCTGTTTTACCTTGTGTATTGTTGTTATTGTAGTACGCAGAGTAAACATCTAGCACTCCGTTAGCATTATTACCGTGTCTAAGGTATGTATCCCAACATTCATTAGGTGGAACTCCGCCCGAAAGCGCAGAAACCGAAATTACATTGAATGTTTGAGAGAAAGGATCCCCACTATTGCTCACACTCTTAGTAGAATGGACAAAATTGTTGCCTAACCAGAGTTCAAGTTGCTGTACTTCCGAAAAACCAGCAGCATCCCAACTAAAAGTGTTCTCATCAAGTCCTACTGGCACGAAAACTACGTCATCTGCTCCGCTAGGTGCCCAATAACACCTTCCTTCAATGTTCTGACGAGTGCATCTCCACATTTTCTTCTTATTTCCGCTATCAATCACAGGTCTAGTTGGTTGAACTTGGGGTCTTGCCAACTTTTGCATGAATTCCATGAATGCTTCACCCTGTGGACCTGTTGTTTTGCCCTCAACAGACAAAGAAACCTTAAATGATGCGTTGTCACCCTCTGCTGCACAGTATTTGTAGATCATCCACCCAAAATTCTTACCAGTATCTTCATCAACATAGGGACAAGGTAGGTCTTGGAGACGTGTAACGGTCTTAAACTTGGGTTGGGCTATGGAAATACACTCATCACCACTGTTCCACCCGTACAAATCGCTTAGAGAGGTCGTAGACTCGTCAGATGTGGTTGCACCACGTTTCATTTCTGGGTATTGATTCTCCATTACACTCTTAAAACTGCTATTGACCTCTATGATGCCCTGTACAGTCTCTACTGGGAACAATGCTTTACCTACAACTGATGGCATTTCGATGTTTACACACCCTGCTGGTAAGTTATTGCATAGTTTAGTCTTCTCAACATCATCAGGACTGGTCATCTTGATGTATCCAGTAGGATATTCAGCAGTGAACCCTTCCATCATGCTTTCAAATGACCCCATAACACCATCATCCATGATAGAAAGTTGATTTTCTTTCGCTCCACTCTTTGTACGCACCTCTCCTTTAATACCAGTGACCTCTTGTGACCCCTGTGAGGGTTCTACACCAGTTCCACGCATCCTTTCAGTAAGGTCTTCGGTCTTTTCATTAGCATCTACGGTACCCTTGAACCCTTTTTGCTGTTGCTTTGTATTAGGACCACGCATTTTATACTGTTCATCCTCTGTTTGGATGATCCAAACCTTTGGTTTGCGGTTAGGATCGGTGTCATAACCAAATCCACGGTCTCTAATCACGATCTCATCTATTGCTCCGTCGGCAGTTAGGGATAAAATCTCCACTTTTGCCTGTCTGAACTTACCCTTCCTCCTATGTTCCGCGCTAATTGTCCTTACTTTTGATCTATCGTTCATAGATACGCTCTGTTCATCCACATCTGGTTCATCATCTGCACCAACAACCTGTGTATTTGAGTCTTTTCCGTAAGGAACCTTTGCTTCACGCTCGTTCATATCACTTTCTATGCTTCTTTCCGAGTCTCTTTGGTTCTCTTTAATGCTATTAAAGGTAAAATTGTGCTTAGTTCCGTCAGGATTGTCCAATGTAGAGGTAGGAGAACGCAAAGGTGCACCTTCCCAACCATCTAATTGCCTCATATTCTCTTTTACGTTGTCCATTGACCCACCTTCTGTGAGTTGTGCGGGTTCTTCTATGACAATTTTTGGATTTATGTACCCTCTTCCACCGTTGATTATCTGAATTGACTGAATTTCTCCGTTCTTATTGACGATACACTCCACATCTGCGATGTCAATCGACTGTTTACTGACCAATGCGGTCTTATCTATCTCAACTCGGTAGTAAGATACACGTTTAGGGAACTCATATACTCCAAAGAACCCTGCTTTGTCCGCTATTCCATACCCACATATGACTTGTGCCTCTTTTCCGTTCTCTCCATTCGCAGTAATTGTCTGATTGTAGGTAAATTTCTTGCCTTCTCCCTTCAATTCCATGTATCCTGCTCTTAGTTTGTTACCAAAATATGCAACTTCACTAATTTCCCACCCATTTACGGTGTCACCTACGCTNAATGAGTCACCAAATCGGGTTGTGTAACGGAAAAGTATACGTTTTGTGTCTGTGTCAACAGTTTTGAACGACTCATTGATACCAGTTCCGCCAGGTGCACCTGTAATTGCCATTTTAGAACGTGTAGTTTTCCAAGAATCCTCTCTAATCTCATAAAAATGTGAGTAATAGTCGTAAGTAAGGAGTGATTCATTACACAAACAGTTACCACCTGACTTTTGGTTAGGGCAACAGTTACGATTTGACGTTGCATACTGGATTCCAAAGACAGGACCCTTCCATGGATAGGAAGTATCGTACACATAATAGGTAAATTGACTGTCAAAGAGAGTATGAAACTCCAAATANCTCGGAACTGCTGCTTTGACTGCTCCACTTTTACCATAGACCCACTCAAATAATGCATCTGTGTTTAAATTTGGGCAGAGAGTTGGATCTCCCCAACCAAAATTAGGAAATGCAGAGGTTGATGGAGTTCCTCTCCAACGATTATTACGTCTTTGAGTCGGAGTTGGGTTGAGTGGACCAGCATTTGCATCATATTGATACTCATAATTCTTCTGAGTATAGATTCCAGCACCAGTTGCGTCCCAATTATACCATCCTGCTCTCGTTCCATAGGATACTGGACTACCATAACCAGTCGGTCCTATGATTCCTTGGTCTCTTANTGTCTTTCTGTTACCTTGTCCTAGATCTTCTAGAAAGACATACCCTACAATACCCACATATGTGTACTCTTGATCACGAGGATCTCCTGGGTTAGGTACTCCTGCAACGTTTGTCTGTAAATTTACTTCTCTTGTAGGGTCTGCTGTGTAGAAGTGATCTCGTGAACTGTTGTTTCTGTTCTTATAATACTCATATAGTGGCACTGCTGTCTCACCAGTGTCAGCATAGGTCGATGCATTTGATGCAGATGTATAAATGTATCCAACTGTGCCTACATTAACATACCCACTTAGGTATGAAGATGATGTACTGAGTGCACTATCTTTTAAAGTTGCGTTATACCAATGGTATAGTTGTGTACTGCCAGTCACATTTGTGCCTGACATGTAGAATACTGCTTGACCGTTCCTTGGTTCTTTGTTATATGATGCTGTTAAGTTTCTTCTATTACCTCTTGTGGCACCAGGGAAGTCCTCTGGGTATCTGAGTTCACTGTTAGAAACAAACTTGTGATCTTGGTTACCACCGTCAGAACGATAGAAGCGATGGATTCCTACTCTTTCATTATCACAGTTACCTACACATATCTCTTCCTGATTGCCAATGTAATATACCTTGTCCTGACCGAAGATACTAGATCCTGGACCGTCGTCATTAAACGTTATGTTGTAGTTGGTGCCAGGTCCCGAATGAAACTTGTGTGACTTGTATCTACTAGAACTAGGTCTCTCCCAGTTCTGTTGATATTCGCCTCCTGCATCTACGTTTGGGAATCCTCTACCTGTTTCGAGGATGTATATTGCCATTAAAGATTATCAACACGGTCTTCCAACATATTTATCTTCATATAGATATCATCTAAAAGTTCCTTCATATTGAGGTGATCTTCATACCCATCTGGTTTATACTTTATCATGTCTGACCCTGGTGGGGGCATCTTACCCATAGCACCTTCTATTGTCACTATACGAGCAGCAAGGTTCTCCAATGCCTTGGAGATCATATCCATGTGTTCTTTATATGCGTCTAAGAATTCGTTATCATTCATTATTCAAATGGAATTGACATCATCATTTCATTAGAAGGNGAACTCTTTTTACAGTAGTCCATTGCTTCCTGAGTATATATGTCCCATGCAAGAGCAATCCTTGTTTCACTGACTGTACCTACTCTATGCTCTAACCAAGAAGGGAAGATCGTAGTCATACCAGGGATAGGGGCAGGAGTTAGGTTACCACCATATAGAGAGTATCCAGGAATGTAATACTCAGTAGGTGTCTTACTATGAGTAAGTAACATATTACCCGACAAGAAAGTATTCTCATGAATACTATGATGATGAGTTGGTAAGTGCTGCCCGACAGTAAGTTTATGAATCCAACCACGAATCCATAGTTTCTCAGGCATCTCTACTTCAAGTATATCACAGAATGCCCCAGTCATCAAGTGGATCTCAGGTAAGAGGTTATTTTCTGTTTGCTCATTAAAGAAGTTATACGTTGCCCACGGACGTTTTTCTTCTTCCCATTGTTCTAGGATTTTTTTACATTTATCTGGTTCTACCTGATCTAACCACATCGGACAATCGAACCTTGGAGCAAAGGGAGTCTTAGGTTCCCAACTCCTAAAATGATACATTCTTGGATCATCGTATTTTACTCGCCCTGCACATGACTCGACTCCGAACCATTGCATCTGTTGACTCACGCTCTTCATAATGTTAAGGGGTTATTTTTCTGCTTTTCTTAATATAATACTTCCGTCGAGTTCCTCAGTATATTCTATCTCGGTTCCTTCGTACCATCCCAATTCAGTCATCAACTCTGCTGGGAATGTTATCGACATGTCACCGAAATCATCAACCTCAACAGGTAATGTGAATCGTCTACTCATATTGTTACAAATGTGTGTCATCATTATATAGGATTTGTATAGTTTGCAACATGTGGGGATCTGAGAACAAGTTCTACTGCCCTTAGTAAATACCCATCAATCTTTAAGTCTACTATGTTACTTGGATCTAACCATGCATGATGGAGCATATAACCATGTCCTAGGTAAATGCCACTGTGGTTACACATTCGCCCATCCTTACTCGCATAACCGCCTTGTAGGGGATTTAAGTACAGTTTCATGACCATCATGTCACCAAACATAAGATCATCTAAACTAGGTGGTGGTACATCCCTATCTCCTTCATAGACATGTATTACACCATCCTCCCATCTGTCTGCCTGATCAGCGATAAACTCAGGCATAAACAATGCCTTCTTATTAATATTCGGATAGTCTCTCAGGTTTAGATCAAAGAACTTATCATAGAACTCCATGCATATACCATAACAATCACCAACCTTCATCTTCTCCTTAATCCATGGTCTATCCACCCACTGACAATAAGTCTTCCTCATCATCTCCATTGACGGTCTCTCGTAGTCCATAGTGGTAGTCATCNGTGTCTCCATAGCGTTCCATGTGTCCTCTCTCTACACTGAATACCCTAGTAGACACTTTGAAATCTGGCATCTTAGGATTCTTAGGTGTAAGAGAGTTATCATATATTCTTAACCTGTTATTAGGATACAATGCAAATTGTCCATTGTCAAGTTCTATTAAGTTATGACTCTTGTGTTCAGCAGGAGTCTCAGCAGTACTGTAATCGACTCTATCTATATCCTCATGATAATTATCCAGTGTAACAACGTACTTACCATGCATATTCCCATAATCTCTACTGTATATCTCATAATCCATACTCCCTATAAACTGTTTACATATAGCAGTCACCCCATAGTCCATACAATTCCAGAACTGTAAGTTAGGTAAATCCATATCAGGAGAAGGTGTCTCAGGGCGACTGACGAATGCACTGATAGGTAACTTATCATATATGGCAGCATACTCAGG